GGGTCAGGGTCCGTGGAACGGAATTGTCTTCTCTCGGGATGTTGCTGAAACCGCTGTTGCCACAGACGAAGTTACTCCGAAACTCGCTCTGGTTAACGGGATCGTCGAAGAGCCCGCTGAGGCTACAGATGACATTTCGGCGTTCCTGCCGCTGTCTTTCAGCGTTGCCCCTGACTCCGCGACTGCGACTGATGTTGTAGACGTTGAGACGCCGGTTCAGAACCAGATCATTCTTGAGGCCGCTACGGCGACCGATGCCGTTTCGCTGGCGGTGATTTATACGGAAGGCGGCTGGGGCTCGGGCACATGGGGCCAAGGTCCGTGGAATGGCGTTGTTTTCAGCCGATCCATTGAAGAGGCTGCGTCTGCTGCTGATGAGATGGCCGCCATTCCGGCCTATCCGCGCACATCGGATGACCAGCTTAATGCTGCGGAACTAGTCAGTACGGGAGTTATTTTTGCGGTCTCCGTGCAAGAAGGCGTCTCGATCCTTGACGACAATGTTGGGGTTCAGCGGTTCGACTGCGATACCCACGAAGATGCGACGGTAGCCGACTTCATCTTTGGTGGGCGTACTTACGAAAGAACCACTGAAGACTCGGCGTTTGCAAGTGATCTGCTTGTTGGCGATGCCCGGTTCCTTGAAGCCGTACTTGAGTTGTGCAGCGCCTCGGATGAGGTCAGTTCATTTATCAGCCGTCTCTGGAACAATATTGACGACTCGCAGGATGCGAACTGGCAAGCCCCTGACAACACTCAGTCTGTCACCTGGGAAACTATTAGTGACAACCAAAACGCGGGATGGCAGAATGCTGTCACGGCTCAATCCGCCAACTGGGTTGCAATAGATGACTCCCAAGCTGTAAGCTGGCAGAATGCAGATACAGCGCAGTCGGCTGGGTGGACGCAGGTAAATGACGCGCAGTCCGCAGGTTGGCAAGTTACTGTCACGGAACAAGCTGGAAGCTGGCCTACAATTGAGACCGCTCAGGCAGTAGACTGGCAAGGAGTTGCTACTACACAGTCCCCAGATTGGCAGGACATAGATAGCGCTCAGGACTTTGAAGAAACTGTTTAGGAGCAGCTCATGCCCACTACATATACCCCTCTCATTGGCCTCGCTAAACCCCAAACAGGTGAGTTGGCGGGTACTTGGGGGGATGTTGTCAATGACTACCTGACTACTTATGTTGATGCCGCAGTAGCGGGGTCTCAGGTCATCAGCGGGAGTCTGACTGCGGTTACGCTGAGTACCGCAAACGGCACAGCACTTGTCCAAGCTGCCGGAACATCCGCAGGATCTGCGCAGTATCAGATCATTCGATGCACCGGGAACCCGGCTAGCACGCTGAATGTTACGGTGCCGACTCCCACTGCTTCGTCTGCCCAGAGTAAGACGTATGTGGTGATTAACTCTACGTCCACTAATCAGCCGGTGGTTGTTAAAGGCGCAGCAACTACAGGCGTAACCGTACCTGCGCTGACTCGCGCCTTGGTTGCGTGGAACGGCACTGACTACGCTCTGGTTGCTTCCAACCGAATTACCGACCTGACTGGCACACTCGCCACAACGAACGGTGGAACCGGCCTGACCTCGTTTACCGCTAATGGCGCGGTATACGCTAGCTCAACTTCTGCGCTTACTACGGGCACTCTTCCAGTATCAGGCGGCGGTACCGGCGCGGCCACCCTGACGGCCAATAACGTCCTGCTGGGTAATGGTACCTCCGCTCTTCAGGTTGTCGCCCCCGGCACCTCCGGTAACGTCCTGACTTCTAATGGTACGACGTGGACAAGCGCAGCCCCAGTCCCAGCCGAAAACAAACTCATGAATGGGGCGATGCGCATTTCTCAGCGTGGCACGAGTTTTACAGGCCTTGTTACTTCTGCCTCCGGCCAATACACGCTTGATAGATGGGCTTACCTTACGGGCGTGACCGCTAATACGGCGACAGTAACGGTTGCAAAAAACACAACCGACTACCCGAGCAACTCAAATTTTTATAACAGTCTTAGGCTGACTGTTACGACAGCGGATACCTCCGTGGCGTCGGGAGATATTGCTCGGATTGGACAGGCAATTGAAGGGGTCAATTTACAAGAGTTAATTGGCCGGACTTTTACGTTGTCCTTTTGGGTGCGGTCTTCAAAAACGGGCACTCACTGTGTGTCGTTTACTGGAACCAATGCCGCCGCAGCCGGTAACAGCTATGTCGCTGAATACACCATATCCGCCGCAGATACTTGGGAGTTCAAAACCATAACCGTGACTGACGGTCTGCAAAGTTCGTTTGCATGGCGGGGTGGCACCGGAGAGGCTGGCGTCACCGTTGGTTTTACCCTTATGTGTGGGAGCAGCTACCAAGCTATTGTTAATACTTGGACTGGCGGAGTTCCTTTAAGGTACGTAACTGCTGCGGGCGCTTCAACGAACTTGCTTGATTCTACTAGCAATATCTTCGCCATCACCGGCGTTCAACTGAACACTGGCTCCAGTACGGCGTTTCAGTTTCTGTCGTTTGAAGAAGATTTGTTTAACTGCCAGCGCTACTACACCAAGTCTTACAGTTTTGATGTAAATCCGGGAACCGTTACAAACGGCGGCCAGCTGCGGGGGACTGCAAGCTCGTCTAACGCGGCCTTCACAGCCGTGTTTCCCGCAGAACTTTGCAAACTTCCTACGTTTTTCGTTTATTCCCCCGCGACTGGCACGTCTGGTGTTGTGCGAGCCGAATCCACAAGTTCTGATGTTGCAGTAACGGGATACGATTTAGGTACCAGAGAATGCAGCTTTTACCAAACTGGTAGCGCGGGCACAACTTACGCTACCGCTCACTGGGTCGCTACTGCGGAGATTTGATCGTGTATCAACTAACTCAATTATCTGGCGTTATTAGGATCTCTGATAACGCTTTTATCCCTGACGCCCCGAACAATACAGATTGGCAGGCGTATCAGCAGTGGGTTGCTGAAGGGAACGTGGCTGATAGCCTCAGACAATCACGCACTCGCGGACCGTTGGGCGGCTATGACCACTCAACAACAGCAAGCTTGGACGCAGTACCGTCAAGATCTCAGGGATGTGCCGCAGCAGCAGGGGTTCCCGCAAACCGTTGTATGGCCGACGCTGCCGCAATAAAACCGGTAACTTACCCCCAAGCAAATTAGCGCCATGACAGACGAAGACTTTCGCCGCCTAGAGTCTAAGGTTGACAAATTGACGGATGCCGTAACCCGTTTAATTCTCATCGAGGAGCGCCAGTCCAGTCAGGGCGAACGTATTGGCAAGCTGGAAACGAATCACGCTTCGCTGGCTACCGCTCAAACTAAAACCGAACGCACCCTGCAAATGTGGATTAATAGGGGCGTCGGTGTTTGGGTGGCTGTTGGCATCGCGTTTGCGGTAATTCAGTTTTTAGCTAAGCGATGAACTTCGATCAAGCCTTTCAAGAACTCCTTCATCACGAGGGGGGTTACAGCGACCATGAGGCTGATCCCGGGGGTAGGACCCGTTACGGCGTTACTGAAGCCGTTGCCCGTGAAGTTGGGTATCGCGGCGATATGCGGGAACTGCCGTTGGATCTTGCTAAGCGGATCTACAAGGACAAGTATTGGGACGCTGTAAAAGCGGAAGAACTTCCCCCTGCTGTGCGGTATGCGGTCTTTGATGCAGCAGTTAACTCAGGCCCCAAGCAGGCTGCGATTTGGCTCCAACGTGCTCTAGGTGTGGTAGCCGACGGGGTTATTGGCCCTATCACGCTTCGTACTGCAAACGCCGTGGACGGTAATGTCCTCAAGTCAAAGATGCTGGCGCAGCGTCTGAAGTTCATGACAGACTTGGGCACTTGGGCTAGCTTCGGTCGAGGCTGGGCGCGTCGTATCAGCAAGCTGATGGAGATGACATGAACCCGTTGATCCTTGGCCCCATCCTTGAAGTAGGCAAGACCCTGCTGGATAGGTTCGTTCCTGACCCCGCCGCTAAACGCGAAGCGGAAATGGAAATGATTCGCATGGCCGCCGAGGGTGAACTTAAGCAAACCATCGCCCAACTCGAAATCAATGCCCGCGAAGCAAGCCATGCCAGCATCTTCGTCGCAGGGTGGAGACCGGCTTTTGGTTGGTGCGGTGCAGCAGGGTTTCTGTATGCAACGATTGGTCAGCCTCTGCTCGCGTGGGTTGGTGCTATTCGCGGCTGGCCCGCTCCGCCCGAACTGAATTTGGATCTGCTCTGGGTGGTCGTCACAGGGCTATTGGGCATCGGCGGCTTGCGCACAGTAGAGAAGCTAAAAGCTGTCACGAAGTAAGGCACGATATGCCGCTCCAAAAGATCTTGTTCAAACCCGGGGTGAACCGGGAAAACACTCGCTATACCACCGAGGGCGGCTGGTATGAGTGCGACAAGATCCGTTTCCGTCAGGGCAACCCCGAGTCTATTGGCGGCTGGGCTCCGTATTCCCTGAACACCTTTCGTGGCATCTGTCGGTCATTGTGGAACTGGGTAACTCTTACCGGCAGAAACTTGCTTGGAGTGGGCACTAACCTAAAGTTCTACATTGAAGACGGCGGTGTATTCAACGATGTCACCCCGATTCGACGCACTGTCACGCTCGGCACCAACCCGTTTGCTGGCAACAACACAACGACCGTCACCGTTACTGATACGGCTCATGGATGCTCGGCTGGCGACTTCGTTACCTACAGCGGTGCCACGGGAACTTACGACACCACGTTTAACGCCGAGTTTCAGATCACCTCGATCATAAACGCCAACTCGTACACGATCACAACTTCCTCCGAGATCTCCGGCGGTTCTTACGGCGGGTCTGCCGTGTCTGCTGCGTATCAGGTCGGGGTTACTGCTACTACTGAACTGCCTCGTATTGGGTGGGGTTTTAGTACGTGGGGCTCTGGCGCTTGGAGCGAGGGGTCGCCGGTTACTACTAGCACCAGTCTGGGCGTGTGGACGCAACAGAATTACGGCGAGGATTTAATCTATGGTCCAAAGGTCGGCGGCATTTACTACTGGGACGCCACGAACGGCCTTAACACCAGAGGCGTTTTGCTGAACACGCTGGGGGGCACGGTTACGTTCACCACTGCTTCACCCACGGTAGTGACGCTGACCAAGGTGCTCACCGAAGGAACTGCGCTTCAGTTCTCGGTGTCTAGTGGCGGCACACTGCCGACTGGTATTTCTGCTAGCACGACCTATTACCTGTTCAACGTAAACGGGGTGCAGGCTAATTTGCTGGACGCTGCTGGGAATCTGGTTAACGTCACAGGCGCTGGCAGCGGGACATTCTCTATTTCACTGCTGGTGGATATCCCCACCATCCAGACATTCATCGCCGTTTCCGACGTAAACAGGTTTGTGTTTGCGTTTGGTTGCAATGACTATGGGTCGTCCACGATTGACCCGCTGCTAATTCGCTGGAGCGATCAAGATAATCTGTACGCTTGGACTCCGGACGCCACCAATCAGGCAGGCGCTATTAGGGTGTCGCACGGGTCATCTATCGTTGCGTCGCTTATTGCACGGCAGGAGGTTCTGGTATTTACGGATTCCAGCCTGTATTCGCTGCAATACTACGGCCCGCCGACTGTCTGGGGCGCTCAATTACTTGCGGACAATATCTCGATCATCGGTCAGAACGCCGCGACTATTGCGTCCGGTATCGTGTTCTGGATGGGCGTAGATAAGTTCTACATGTATGACGGTCGCGTTCAGACGCTTGATTGCGATCTGCGGCGCTTCGTATTTAGCGACATTAACACCCAGCAGTATCAGCAGGTATACGCCGGGTCGAACGAAGGCTTTAATGAAGTCTGGTGGTTTTATCCATCGGCATCTGCAAACCAGCCCGACCGCTACGTCATCTTCAATTACATGGAGAAGGCGTGGTACTACGGCACGATGTCCCGTACTGCGTGGCTGGATTCTGGCCTTCGCGCCGTGCCCATGGCGACTACTTATGATTCAAGCACTGGGCTTGGACGGGTAATTGCTCACGAGACCGGCATTAACGACAACACGACTGGTACGGCCACGGCACTCAATGCTTACATCGGGTCGTCTGAGTTTGACCTTGGTGACGGTAACAATTTCCAGTTTGTCTGGCGCGTATTGCCTGACCTCACGTTCGCAAACTCGTCCAACTCGCCGGATGGTAATGCTCCTCAAGTGACGATGGGCCTGTCCACCCTGCGTAACTCCGGCTCGGGTATCACTAAGACAGAGAATGAGCCTGTGTACCTGATTGCACCGTACACCATCTCTGACACCGAACAGTTCACTGGTCAGGTGTACACCCGCATCCGTGGCCGACAGATGATCCTCAAGATCTCGTCCAATCAAGTGAATACGGCGTGGCAGCTGGGCGCACCGCGCCTTGATATTCGCCCGGATGGCAGGCGATGAGTAATAGTTATCTTCGGTTTCCGCCCTCTCCGGGCCTGCCGCTTGCCCCGCAACAGTGGGGGCCGCTCTATCAGGACCAGTACTCCAACGTGCTGCGCCTGTACTTCAACCAACTGAGCAATAATCTCGGGCAACTTGCGTCTCCCCTTGGCGGTCAGCGCCTTAGCTTTCCGTTTGGTGCATTCAGCGACTCCACTACTCAAACAATCGCAAGTACGACAACCGCGTACCCGATCACGCTCGACACAACGAGCATCAGCAACGGGGTAAAACTTTCCAGCGGATCTAGGTTTGTTGTTGAACAAGAGGGGGTGTATAACTTACAGTTCAGCATCCAGTTCAACAGTAACAGCAACGCAGAGCAAGATGCTGATGTATGGGTTAGGCTAAACGGGGTTGATATACCGGCGTCTAACAGTCGATTTGGGCTACCCCCCAGAAAAAGTTCTGGCGACCCATTTCATACACTCGGCGCTTTGAATTTCGTGTCGAGCATGAAAGCCAATGACTACCTTCAGTTAGTGTGGTCTTCTACGAGTACCGATGTGTCAATCGTTAGTTATGCAACTGGCACAAGTCCGACGCGCCCAGCCATACCATCAGTGATTGCCTCATTAACTTTTGTGTCTGCCCTTGTGCAGTGATGCGGTTCAGGAGTTTGTATGCTCATCCCTAACAAGTTCAACGGTTACCAAGCGGGCCGGCGTACATACAACACCGGCATGGAGCCGCTCCTTATCGGCGCAGCCATTGGTGGAGGTAGCGCAGCGCTGCAAGGCGGAGACCCGCTTAAAGGCGCTCTTCTTGGTGGCTTGACGGGCGGTGTTGGAAGTGGGATCGCGGGCGCTCTTGCTGGTTCTGCGGGTGCGGGCGCTGCGGGTGCAGGTGCCGCCGAGCTTGCTTCTGTCGGTGCGACTGATGCGGCATCAGGACTGCTGGGTTCTCCGGGGGCGTTTTCTACCCCGATTAGTGTGGGCGACATCACGGCCCGCGCACTGCCAGCGTTTGATCAAGGCGCGGTTCAGGCCGGACTCGGCATTGGCCCTTCTGGGGCAGAATCGCTAGTGGGCGTTCCTTCGGGAGATTTTCTTCGTGAAGTGGCAAATTCTGCCGCGCCGTTTGAAGCAGGGTATTACAACCTTGGGCCAGCAGCGGAATCTGTAGCCACACAAGCCGCCCCAGAAGTTGCCCAAGCCGCCACCGCACAAGGGGGCGTTGCATCGCTCCCGGCTGCGCAGCCTCTATCTGTTATGGGGCAACAGGCCAGCCCAAATCTGGCTTTTGATACTCCTCGTCTGACGCAAGCCACATCTTCGGCCAAGCAAGGGCTGGCAGAGATGTGGGAAAAACTGCCGCTATCCAAGAAAGTTCTGTACGGCGGCACCGGCGCCCTTCTACTGCCTTCTCTGCTGAGTGGTAAAAACAAGGTTCCGGCACAAGCTCCCTACACTGG